CCCGCGTGGACCAGCCTCCCCGGAAGGGCAGAAAACGCGGCGATGCTTTCCGAGTAACGCGCTACCGATAGCGCATAGACAAGTAATCGTGATGTCAGAAGGTTATTACGTCAAAGATGGCGATGATTACGCACCGCTGTCTGAGGACAAGGTTGTTCTTTCTAAGTCTGAACTTGAAACCACCTACGTTCCAAAGGAGCGTTTTGGGCAGTCCATCCAAGACGAGATCCAACGTCGTTTCTCCAACCATGTGCATAAGGACAAGGCGCATGAGGACGAAACCGTTATTGCCAGAGTGCTTGAGTCACATGGCGGTCAGAGCGTAGACCAAGACAAGCTGCGGTCCCAATGGGAATCGGCACACCTTAAGCCGCTCGGCGAGAAGCTGACGCAGGCAGAGGAACGTGCAAAGCGTCTTGAGGAAAGAGTAAAGTTCCGCGAACTCGGCCCCGTGCTTGAGGAAGCAGGTTTTGACAAATCGTTTGTCACCCGCCCCGAGCCTGGTAAGCCGTCTCCTGCGGAAGTCTACTTTGGTGACAAGTTTGGCCTTGACGATAATGGCTCTCTAACTGTCAACGGCACCTCAACTTCTCCGCAGGCTTTTGCTTCAGAGCTGGCATCGAACGATGCCTACAAAATCTATTTGAAGCAGGAGGCTCGGAACACAAGCACAGCAGGTAGGCCGGGACAAGACAACTCTGCTGCCACCTCCAAGTCTGGACTTCGCAAGCGCGATATGACAGGCCCTGAGCAAGCAGACTACATCGCCAAGTATGGCTATATCACGGCCAAGGGCGATGGCATACCTTTTATGAACCTACCTAACTAATAAGGAACAATGGCTATCGGAAAAGCATCGGATTTCGTTGTACGCAACGAACTCTTTGAAACACTCTTTGTAGAGACGCTCACGCAGAACGTAGACATCCTCAATCAGGATGGCAACGGCGTGATCCAGCTCGTAACCAACGAACGCGAAGGCGACTACGACAAGACTCGCTTCTTTGACCGTCCTTCTGGCGGTGTATCGCGTCGTGACACCACGGATACTTCCACCTCGCTCACGCCTTCGGCTCTGACGCAGGACGAAGTAATCGGTGTAAAACTGAACCGCAAGTACGGTCCTTTTGAGCAGACTCGTGACGCATTCAAGAAAATCGGTGGTACCCCTGAGGACCTAACGATGATCTTGGCTCCTAACATGGCAGAAGAAGCCATGAAAGGCATGGTCAACGACGCTGTTTCTGCCCTCGTCGCTGCTCTTCGTAACAACAGCGGTGTTGTCTACGACTACGCTGCTACGGGTGCGAACGCTACGATTGACCACACGGCTCTGATCCGTGGTCGCGCACTCTTCGGAGATGCCTTTGGTCGCATTCGCGGTTGGGGTATGAACGGTGCTGCCTTCCACAAACTGGTTGAAGCACAGCTCTCCGTTGCCTCCGGCAATGTTGGCGACTTCGCAGTGTACGAAGGACAGGCTGGTACGCTCGGCCTCCCGGCTTTCGTCTCGGATGCTCCTGCATTCGCTACGGCTGGAGATCCCGGTGAGTACCACGTTCTCGGCCTCGTGCCTAACGCTGCCGTCCTCACGGTATCGGAAGCACCGTACATGGCTACGGATGAAACCATCCTGAAGGAGAACATCCTCTACGCCTTCCAAGGTGAGTACGCCTTCAACCTTGAGCTGAAGGGCTACAAGTGGGACATCTCCAACGGTGGTGCCAACCCTGATGCATCGGCACTTGCCACCGGAACCAACTGGGACAAGGTTGTTGCTAACGACAAGGACACTGCTGGTATCGTCATCGACGTAGACCAGTCCTAATCCAATGGTGACGGAGCGGGGGGCCTTCGGGCCTCCCGCACCTGATCCTTAAAACCGTACTGACATGGGTTCTTGGGCCGACCTTACTCTTGCTGATGCTACGCTGAAAGGCATTGCTCCCGTTGACATGCTTGACGGGGACTTTGGCACCTTTGACACTGACATCAATGAGACGAACCGCCTGAACGAAGCCAAGCAGTACATTGAGATGCGTATCGTTGCCAACGATGCCCTCTTCGCGGAACGTGCTGACGGCCCGCAGGAGATCATGGACGCGGCGATAGACATCAACAAGACATACATTGACAACCTGATCCAACGGATGATCGGGTACAAGTATGTACAGGCATTCTATGAGACAGAGGCGATGGGCGGTAACAGCCTGTTCCTCGCTCGTGCTGAGATGATGGAGTTCCGCTTCAATGAGACGTTCACCGCTCTGATGCGCGTCTTGATGCGTGACCCTGACTTCTTTGACCAACTGGACGGCACTACCGACGAGGACTTAGCCTCCTTTGAGGGTCCGCGCAACTGGGTGGGCTAATG